TTATCAAACATATTCCTGTTGCGGATAGACCCAGGTATATTTTAGATTTACTAGCTGGAGAAGGTGCGGCAGAAGCTACTGACTATACGGCATTCGAGTTGCAGTTCAGAAGGGAGATAATGCAATCGTGTGAAATAGCGATGTATAAGTACATGACCCAATGCTTACCAGATAAGGAGAGATTTTATCGCCACCTGGAAGTGATCATGTCGCGGCAGAAGTGTAAATTCAAGTTCGTTGACGCCGAGCTTGACACCTGCCGTCTATCGGGTGAGATGTGCACGTCCTTGGGCAACGGCTTCTCTAATTTGATGTTTGCGTTGTTCACGGCCCGCAGGAAAGGGTGTTCTAATGTGCGTATTGTAGTGGAGGGAGATGATGGCCTCATGAAACATGATGGACCAGCTTTATCGACGGAAGACTTCGTCCCACTTGGATTGACGATAAAGATCGACCACCACGAGCGGATAGAAACTGCATCTTTTTGCGGTATCATATTCGACACAGAAGAACTAATCAACATAGACGACCCGCGTGATGTTTTGGCCACTTTTGGCTGGGGTACGTCTCAGTATACAGGTGCAAAGAAAAGTAAAAAGCTCAGCCTGTTACGTTGTAAAGCCCTTTCACTCGCTCACCAATATCCTGGATGCCCGATCATTTCGGAGCTGGCCCATTATGGCTTGCGCGTAACGCGGAGTCATAAAATAGACCATATTGGGAAGAATACCAGAAATCAATGGTATCGTACCCAGCTCTTGGCAGCTATTGGTGACGAGAAAAAGATCCGCAAAATTGAGCCTGGGCCTCGTTCGAGGGCCCTGGTTGAGCAGATGTACGGAATTAGCATCGAAGCACAGCTCGCTATCGAGACCTACCTTGCGAATAAGCAAGACGATGGCCCGTTGAGCAGTGAATGGATCACTTCGATAATGCCTGAAGTTTGGAGGGAATATTCCCAGACTTTTGTCCGATACATAGATCTCAAGAACCAAAACAATGAAGTGTTCACTAATGATGGAATAGACCACCTCAGTCTTTTACTTAACCTACCGGGTGTAACAGTAACCGACAGTGTGACGAGAGCTCTAGGAAATCCCCAGCCGATAGTGCAAGGGGATTAGAGACGACATCGCATTTAGGACTGGCCCAAGAAATGGAGGCAATGAGAAAATTCGAGGGGCATCCGTCCAGAGTGACATTTCGGCGATCGAG